GGTTTCTACGGTAACTCTCTTTCGTTAACCTATCTAATACGCAAGTACTATCTCCCAATTATGCGTGTACTGCAAATGAATCCACTAGTGTCCGAATGTGCTGTTGGCATTAATTCGCATGGACCTGAGTGGTAGTAATTTCATGAGCACACGATGAAGTTTGGGCAAGATAGATTGTTCGGTGGTGATTATGGCAAGTATGATCAGAAGTTGCCTTCTCAGATTATTTTTGCATCCTTGCGAATCTTAATTGATTTTGCCAGGTGCTGTGATTATTCTGAGGAAGATATCCGTATCATGGAAGCTATGACGGGTGACATTGTGTTTGCTTACATTGCTTTCAATGGCGACTTGATTGGTCTGACTGAGGGAACCCACATTAGTGGTAATTCGCTTACAGTCATCATCAATAGCTTGTGTGGTTCAATTAACCTACGTTGTGTTTTCTACACGTTGTACCCTGCTGCAAGTTTCGAATCGAGACTTAAGTTTAGGGACAATGTGGCAGCGATGACGTATGGTGATGACAACATCGGTACAGTGAGACAAGGATGTGACAAATTCACTATCAAGAGTTGTTCTGAAATTCTTGGTGAATATGGACAAGTCTACACTATGCCTGATAAGGAGTCTGAGCTGACAAGCTACTTGCCACCCGATGAATTTGAATTCCTCAAACGCAAGAGTGTCTGGCATCCAAAGCTAGGTGTTCATCTGGGAGCTCTTCTGGACAAATCAATCTACAAATCTCTACATTGTTTTATAAGAGGTAAGAATTGTCCGATGACAGAAGAGCACGCATGTGCGCAAAACATCGATACTGCACTTTCCGAATGGTTTAACCATGGTGAGGAAAAGTATGAGCAGCAGCGTGAGTTGATGCGTGAAGTCGCGACTCGTGCAAATGTGCGACACATGTGTGAAGGCTTGGAACTCAGCTACAATGATCGTAGCGCGGATTGGGTTGCCAAGTATGGGGAGTAGATCCCTCCGTCACTGCGGAGACGTTAAATCCGCCCCAGTTTCAAATCTGATGGTTAGCAAAATTGATGTGTGTATATGGATACCGTGATTGTTTGATCTTTTTGTGTTTTGTAAATATTTCACAGGCTTTGCACACGTGAAGGGTCCCTAATGGGGAATCGAGAGATGGGTACACCCTGCCCACTGTAAATACAACGCTTCGTGTTGGTTGATCCGCCACACGTCTTGTACATATATGGATTACTC